TAGACCAACTTATACTTTCTGGTTCTACATCATCACAACAAATTGTTGATAAATACTTATACGATAATTTATTTGAGGTAGATAAAGTTAATATAGATTATAGTGATTTTAATAACTTTGTAAAATATAGTTCGGCAGTTGAAAGATTAGCAAACTTTAAATACAAAAAAGAATTATTAGAATACTATGATGATAGAGTTTTTCATTTACAAGCATTCACTGGTTCGGTAAGTGCAGTAAATGAAATCGTATCATACGAAACCAAAAAAGTAAATTTATTAAATGCTTTTGATGGTTGGGAGAATTATTTAGTATCAACATCGGTTTCTGATTTTCCAAAAACTGGTTCATTTGCACAACGATTTACATCTGGTTCATTTGACTCAAACGGAAACTATACAAAGGTTTATTTACCATCTGGTTCGGCTTGGTTTAATTCTACATTAGCAACCACACAAACATTTGATACAGGCAACAAAAACGCATTAAAGAATAATATACCTTTGTTCCTAATAGAAACAGATGAGAACTCCGATTATCTATTATTTTTAGATATGATTGGTCATCATTTTGATATTATCTGGTCTTACATAAAAGGTATGACCGAAACAAAGAACATAACAGAAAAGGATACGGATGGTATTCACGATGATATGTTGTATAATTATTTAAAATCATTCGGTTGGGATGCTAAAAACCTAAATTCAAATAAACAACTTTGGAGTTACTTATTTGGCAAAGATGCAGATGGAAATGTTGTTGAAGAAAATACACCAGAAAAAAGAACAAAAATAGTTTGGAGAAGAATTGCTAATAACTTACCTTATTTATTAAAACACAAAGGTACAAAGCGTGGTATTCAAGCTCTATTAAATTGCTATGGAATTGCTAATTCTAACTTATCTATTATAGAATTTGGTGGACCGGATAGCGAGGATGCAGTAGAAACTACAAAATATACATACGATACACAAACTGCAAACCTAAATTTCACATCTGGTTCTTATTTGACTACAAGATGGAGTGGTTCAAACGCAATTGAGTTAAGAATTAAACCAGCATACTCTGGTAGTGGAATGACTTTAGTTAAAGGTAATTCATTTACATTATCATTAGTACCCGGTAATCACGCTTCACAAACATCTGGTAGTTTGGAGTTGGCGGTATCATCATCTACTGGATTAGAAAATATTGTAACAACACAATACCAATTCTATGATGGAAATTATCATAACATATTATTAAATAAAGAAACAATTGGTACTGGCTCTACATTTACACTTTATTATAAAACAGGTGAAAAAGATAGAATTATTAAAGAAGGTTCTTTTAACTATTCATTTAATAATGCAGTTTGGAATACTGATTCAACACTTCAAATTGGTGGAACTTATGTAGGTGAAATGGATGAGTTCCGTATGTGGAATACACCATTAAGTGAGAGTGCGTTTGATTTACACGTTCTACATCCAGAAGCAATTAATGGTAATCATATATCTGCATCTACAACAGATTTGCAAGTTCGTTTAGATTTTGAATATCCAAAAAATTTGGCATTAACTGCATCGGTTAAAAACGTAGCACCAAACAATACATATCAAACTGCTTCATTAGCAAGTGGATTTAGTAGTGTAACTCAATACCCATACAACTATGAAATTATAGATAGAAGTGTAACCTTATCAATACCAAATTCAGGCGCATCTCGTTATAGTTCTAACAAAGTAAGATTTGAGGACCAGACCCTAATAAGTGATTTATCATACAAATCTCGTTCAACTAAAAAGGCGTATGAAACATCAAAGCGCGATAGTAATAGATTGGGATTATTCTTTTCTCCAAACAAAGATTTGGATTTGGATATTGCTAAATCATTTGGTGGAATTAGTATAGATGATTATATTGGAGCATACGATGACCAATACCAAGATACTTACAAGGATTTAACTGATTTAAGAAATTATTATTTTGAAAGAATAGGTAGTAGAGATATTTACCAATTTATAAATTTAGTTCGTCTTTACGATAAATCATTATTTGTAAATCTTAAACAGATGATACCTGCAAGGGTAAAGGCTACAACTGGTTTATTAATAGCACCACACTTATTAGAAAGAAGCAAGCATAGAATACGACCAGTAAGTACTGAATATACATCATCAAATGCTTCGGCATCAATTGATATTAGAGAAACTACTTTAATAGGCGGTGATGTAAATATGTATAGTAGTTCTTTGATTTTAACATCATCTACAAATTTAATTGGTGAGTTTGGTAATTACGAAGTATCTGTAAGTTTAGCAACATCAAATGTATTAGAAGCTGAAAACAATACATATTCAGCTTCTATCGCAACATTGGATATAGATAATTTAGTTTTGGTTGATAATTACTACGAAACTAATCAAACGGCATCTATTGATACTAGAATAATATCAGCAAGTATAACTGCTGAATTTGAAGGGTTTGGTAGTACAATTGTAAATGTTGGTGAATTATATAGTGATATTGGATATAGTTCTTATTTTGATAATGGTTATGCTAGATTAAATTATCAAGATTATGATGGTACATATAAATCTAGAAAAGTAAGAGCATTTGTAGTTACTCGTAGAAGTGATTTAATAATACCTATGAATGTTAGTGGAATTTCCGGCTCAATTTATGAAGATATATTGACGGATGTTTTTACAAACGAATTAATATTACAGGAAGGTAATCAAACTGCTTCATTAGCTAGTGATGTAAACATAGTTTCTATAACAACTGCTAGTGGATATTTGAAATCTCATTATATTTATAATAAAGATAGAAGTATAGGTTTAGAAAATACTTTCTTCATTGGTTCTAAACAAACATCCGCAACTACTATTGATGGTAGAGCCGCAATTGAAGAGTTCGTATCTAATCCTACTATCCTACGTGTTAATGAGAATGGAAGACCTAACAACGAACCAATATTGGTTGTTGATTAATAAAAGTGAAAAAAAAGTAAAAAATTTTATATTATATATTTATATTAGATATTAAAAAACAATTATGGGATACCTTGATAATACAACAATTACCGTAGATGCAATTCTTACCAAAAAAGGTAGAGAGAAATTGGCATCTGGACAATCATTAAACATTAGTCAATTTGCTTTGGGTGATGATGAAATTGATTATGCTTTATATGATGCAGCACACCCAAAGGGTTCTGCTTACTATGATGCATCAATCAAAGCAACTCCTATTTTAGAAGCATCACCAGATGAAACTCAAGTATTAAAGTATAAGTTGGTTACTTTACCAAAAAATACTACAAAAATACCACAGGTTTCTTTGAATGTAACTATAATCACATCAAAAACAACATCGGGTACTTTCCCAATAACACCAACAACATCTCCATCTGGAAATAAGAATGCTGGTTATACTGCAATTTTGGCTAACAAAAACGCAGGTTCTCTTATTGGTGAAGGTTTGACAAGTGCAAATACAACTACAACAACTTTTTTGGGTTCAAATATTACAACAACCGCAGAAGTTGCAAAGGGTTTAACTTTCTCTTTCATACCTAATAGTTCATTAACATCAAATGTTTCTACAACAATAACAATATTTGGAAACGAGACAGGTGGTTCAGTAACAATTCCAGTTACAGTAACCTATGTAACACCTGTATAATAAAATTGGATAATAAAACAATATGGCAACTTTAGGACAAAATACAGGTACCCAACTTATCAACGATATTGCATCGTATTTAAATGCACAGAAGCAAACAGCTAATGGAGCATTAGATACAACACAATTAGCTGGTATCATTAATAGATATTTAACAACTGGTGAGCAGTTAGTAACTGAAACTGGTGTTGTTACAAACTCAATCTACAAGCAATTCAATACAACTGATATTGTAACTGCACAGAATGAAATTGTAACAACTGGTTTGTGGAGCAGTGGAAATGGTCAATTAAGTACATTTTTCACAGGTTCTACACCAGCAGTAGCAGGACAAAGTGGTTCAGCAACGGATGAGTATTACTATAATGTTTATGGGAGTGCAACAACTGCTTCGGCAGAAGTTGAGTTTGCAGTATCTTATGGACACATTAGTGGTGCAGGAGCTCCTAATTTAGCAGCAGACCCAAATTCAACTTTACCAACATTAGCAACATACGTTCAATATCGTTCTTTATTGTTGAATAGTGGTGTTTCTAAATTTCAATTTATTACATCATCGGCTGACCCATATTATGAAAGTGATGACATTTATATTATAAATGTTTCTCGTGCAAGATATAGAGAAAGAATGGATGCAGGTAACATCTCATTAATATTATCAGGTTCAAACGGAGTACATACATTTATTGATAATAGTGGACAAAAATTTGATTACCAAACTAATTATGGTGTTAGAGAATTTGATATTGTTAAAGGCGATTTAAATTTAGGAACAAATAACGCAGCAACAATAACTACAACCACTGCTTCAAACGGACAAGGTTTTGGTAAATTTTATCCAGAACAAGGTATTATTGTTCTTAACCCAACTGCATTGGCATCTACCGTTGGTAGTGGATTAACACCATCTGGTTCTTTAATTTCTTATGAATACAACCACAAGCGTATATTCAACGCAATTAGCGGTGGTGCAGATTTTGATGCAAGGAGAACTGAAAATGTTTCTACATCACATTACTTTGTAAGAGTATTTAACAGAGAGTTTAACTACTCAAACAACCCAACCTACACAACAGGTTCACAAGGAGCATTCTATCAAGATACTTTCAAAACAGACCCGAAGGCTTATATAACTTCAATCGGTCTTTACAACGATGCAAACGAATTGTTAGCAATTGCAAAAACATCTAAACCAATTGAAAAATCATTCTCAAAAGAATTGGTATTAAAAGTTAAATTAGATTTCTAATCTAAACAAACTATAAAAGTTGAACCCATCCCAAAAAGGTGGGTTTTTCTTTTTCTTATATTTATTATAGATGAAGAAAATACCCAAAAGTGATATTAGTATAAGACCATTTAAGGTCTACAAATCATATACTGCAACCAATGCAGATAGTGGTAGTGGTTACAATAGATATTTAGCAGAAAACAAATATGCTACTGCCGATGCACTATCCGAAGGTGATTTATTTTTACATTCACTATGGCATCAAATACACAGAATGTATTATGACCAAATCTACAATCCATTAAGAACATATGGTAGAGAAATTGCAGATTATGTAACCGATACAACTACATATGGTAAACGTGTAATTGGTAGTAAATGCGTTGTCTTTACAATACCACAAAATCATTATGGTGAAGAAATAAAACCAAAATCAATAACATTAACGGATGTTGATAGTTTAGCAACCGCCTCACCTAAATTAATAGTTGATGATGGTTATGGTAATCTATTAAGTAATAAAGAAATATTTGATGTATTGATTTTAAATCTACAAACATCCCAATTTCAAATTAAGGATGGTGTTGGAAATGTTATTGATTTAGTAATTGTTTCATTTGATGCCGATACTCAAATTTTGGTAGTTGAAACAGATTTAGGTGATAGTGGATTTATAGTATTTAAATTATCAACAGGTTCAGGCGATGGAAGTGACCCGGAACTATATGATATAGGACAAGTTGAAACTGAATCAAATTTAACTCAATTCAAATATGCAAAAAATGTTGTTGGTAATGTTAGTTATGAACATGGTATTATTACATTAACAAAGAGTACAGATTTTAGTGTAGAAGTTACTAATTTTAAATTAGAATATAAAGGTACAAATACGATATATGAAAACGAAATATATGTAACCGTTGGTGAAGATGAATTTAATGTCTCAACAAACCCAACTGCTATTGTAGAAATTGGTGGTAGTAGTACAACTGCTTCAATTTTTGATTTTAGTTCTATATCTACTAACCCAAATATATACACACAATCAATTCGTATTGATGGAGAAAAGTTTATTAAAAAGAAAAGTACGCTAACAAACGGAACTGTTTTAGATTACAATATATCATCAATGTATAGTAGTTCAATTAAAGGTGGATTTGGTGATTATGAAATTTCATCTTCAATAGACCAAACTGGTTCGTATCTTGCACCATACATTACAACAATAGGTTTGTATGATGATAATATGGATATGGTAGCAGTGGCAAAGTTGGGAAACCCAATAAAATCATTACCAGATTTTCCAGTGAACTTTATTGTTAGAATAGATACTTAAAAAATAATACTATATATTTATATTATATAAAAGGAGAACAATAATTATGGCATCAGTATCGTGGAAAGGTAGTATTTTAGATACATACGAAAAAAACACAACATTCGGTGGAAGAAGTGGTGAAAGTGCAAAAGACGCAGATAAGCAAGCAGTTGATTTTATTAAAACAATAATCGAAGGCGAAGTAGTAGTTGGTGGGTTTACACGTAAGGCTACTAAAGAAAAATCTGATATGAATGTTTCAGATAAAATATTAAATGCAGTTAGAACTCATTCCGTTGAAAAATCAACATATCCAATTGGAACTAAATATTCTACAGGAGTAAAAAAATAAAAAGGTTTTGGCTAAAAAGAAAAGTTACAAAGGTACAGCAATAAAAAATGGATTTAGAAGTGGGTTGGAAGAGGTAGTATCTAACCAACTCACATCTAATGGAATAGTTACTCAATACGAAAGTAAAGATAATATAATTCCATATATAGTTCCAGCTACAAATCACAAATATCTTCCTGATTTTAAATTACCCAATGGTATTATAGTGGAAACCAAAGGTAGATTTGTATTGTCCGATAGGAAGAAACACTTGTTAATCAAACAACAACATCCTAATTTGGATATTCGTTTTGTATTCACATCATCTAAAAACAAAATTAGTAAAGCATCTAAAACTACATATGCCGATTGGTGTATAAAAAATGGGTTTAAGTATGCCGATAAACTTATTCCAGATTCTTGGATAAATGAGTAAATAAATTAGGAATTGTAAAAATAATTTCGTATATTTGACTTATGCAAGTAATAAGTCTTTTTCAAAAGTATTTAGGTTCATCATACACACTCAAAAAAGATGAGCACGCTTTTCATTGTCCTTTTTGTCATCATCACAAACCAAAACTACAAATCAACACAAAAACTAATAAGTTCCATTGTTGGGTATGTAATGCAGGTGGTAATATAATTTATTTGGCAAAGAAGATTGGTATGAGTCCAGATGATTCGCAAGAATTGTGGGGTGAATCACATACTAAATTGAAATCAGCTATGTCTTCTAACAAATCCTTAAATGAACAATTTTTGGAAATGTGGGATGCATACGAAGAAGATAAAGATGAAAACCAAGCCTACCTAGCTTTACCGCCAGGTTTCACGTCAGCTTTGGATTTAAAGAACGATATATTCAATATAGAACAATCACATGCTATTGCTTATTTAAAGAGCAGAGGGATAGGGAAACGGGAAATAATTAAATATAATATTGGGTTTACAACGGAAGGTTTATATAAGGATAGAATTATTATTCCATCTTATGATAGGGATAATCGTTTGAATTATTTTATAGCTAGACACATTCATGCTGATAGTAAACAGAAATATAAAAACCCACCGGTAAGTAAAAATATTATTGCTTTAGAAAATCAAATTGATTGGAGTGAACCGGTTACCTTATGCGAAGGAATGTTTGATGCAATATCATTAAAAAGAAATGCTATTCCTTTGTTTGGTAAGTTTGTTTCAAAGAAATTAGATGTTGAGTTAAAAAATAAAGTAGCAAGTGGTGAACTAACTGAAATAAGTATTGCGTTGGATAATGATGCTAAAACCGATGCTTTAAAAATATATGAAAAATACTCAAAATATATTCCAACTATAAAACTCATAGACTTCCAAGAAAAGGATGCTGGAGAATTAAAGTTCAAAGATATTTTGAAATATCAAAAAAATTCCGTAACTTTGAGTTTTGAAAGTTTAATCAAACAGAAACTATCTTTTATTAAATGAGAAATATAGATTTAGGTATAGATAAAGTAAAGACTATATACCATATTGCTGATGTACATATTCGTAATCTAAAAAGACACGAAGAGTATAAAATAGTATTTAACAGATTATATGAAGATATAAAGAAAAGAGGTACAGATAATTCTATTATTTATTTGGCCGGTGATATAGCTCACGCTAAATTAGAAATGTCTCCAGAATTAGTTAAAGAAATATCTAATTTTTTAAGAGAGTGTTCTAACCTAGCTCCTACATTCTTAATTGCTGGTAATCACGATTGTAATTTAAATAACATCAGTAGGTTAGATGCTCTATCTCCTATTGTAGATGGTCTTAATCTGCCTAATTTATATTATCTACGGGATACAGAGGTAGTTAAAGTTCACAATATTACATTTGGTGTATTCAGTATCTTTGATAAGAAGGAGAATTGGCCTAAAGGAACTGATATTGAGGGTGATGTTAAGATTGCTCTTTTCCACGGTCCAATTGATAAATCACAGACAGATATTGGGTATGTTGTAAGTTCACATAACTTTACTGCAGATATTTTTGATGGATACGATGCTGCTCTATTAGGTGATATTCATAAACGCCAAACTATTAGACAATCAAACCCAATTGTAGTTTATCCTGGTTCACTTATTCAGCAATCACACGGGGAAGCATTACAAAATCACGGTTATGCTATTTGGAATGTTGAAACTTTAACTCCTACTTATGTTGATATTCCAAATGATTATGGTTACTACACATTGCATGTAGATAATGGGATAGTTCCTATTGTAACTGATATGCCATTAAAACCACGTCTCCGTGTCTATGTATCCAATACAGATGTTGGTGATATGAAGCGAGTTACTACTGAAATTAAAAAGAAATATAATGTTGATGAATTTACGATTACTAAAACAGATAGTTTATCTAAACTCCGTAATGGCTTTAGAGATGGTAAAATTAATATTGGTGATATTAACGATGTAGATTATCAAAACGGATTGATTGAAGATTATTTAGTTCGTTCTTTTTCGATTGACGAACAAAATCTTAACAACGTCAAAGCATTAAACACACAATTAAACAAAAGACTTACCGATGAAGATTTGGCTAAAAACATTTTTTGGAAACCTATTAAATTTGAGTTTTCAAATATGTTCTCGTATGGAGAAGATAATGTTATTGATTTCACAAAGTTAAATGGTATTATTGGATTGTTTGCTCCAAATGCAAGTGGTAAATCATCTGTCTTTGATGCAGTATCATTTTGTATATTTGATAGATGTAGTAGAGCATTCCGCGCTAGTGCAATTCTAAACAATCGTAAATCTAATTTTAGATGTAAATTACAATTTGAAATAAATGGAGAAACTTTCTTTATTGAAAGAACGGCAACTACAAACTCAAAAGCAACAAATGTAAAAGTAGACGTTCAGTTTTGGAAAGAAATAGATGGACAACAAATCTTATTAAACGGAACAGAACGCAGGGATACAAATAAAAACATCTCACAATATTTAGGTACTTATGAGGATTTTGTTTTAACTGCTCTATCTTTGCAAGGAAATAACGCACTCTTCATTGACAAATCACAAAGTGAACGAAAAGATTTATTAGCACAATTTATGGGAATAAATGTGTTTGATAAATTATACGCCCATGCATTAGAAGATATTAAAGAAGTTCAAATTTTGTTGAAGAAATTTAAATCAAATGATTTTACAAATGAATTGGCAGAGGATGAGTTAAACCATCTTGCATTAGAAAAACAATACACAAAAGAAGAAACAAAGTTTACAGCATTAACCGAAGATAGAGTAAAAAATAATGATACTTTATTAGAACTTACACAACAACTGGTTGCAGTAGATGCTACAATCGTTGACATTGAGTTATTAGAAAAACAGAAAAAAGGAAAGGAAGAATATATCCAACAACTTAATAGTGATGAAACTACAAAAAGAGAACAATTGGAACAATTTAAAGATGCTCTTATTCAAATATCACAAAGTGTAAATGATTTAGAAACATTTAATGATACGCCTATTGAGGAAGCACATACCGAATATATTCGTTTAGCATCATTACAAACATCGTCTTTACACTCAATCGAAAAGTGTAAGATTTCGTTAGAAAAGAATGAGGAAAAATTAGTACATTTAGCAGAACACGAATATGACCCGAATTGTAATTTCTGTATGAATAATGTATTTGTAAAGGATGCACAAAAAACACAAGCAGAGGTAGATACTCAAAAGATTGTATTGGAGGAGTTGGAGAAAAACTATTTTAAAACTTTATATAAGTTAGAACAATTAAATGGCGTAGTTGATAATTATACAGAGTACAAATCCTTTAAGCAAAAATTTGAAAAAGGTAGATTGAGTGCTGAAAAATTAGTAGTTGATATTAAATCATACGAAAGTAAAAAGCAAGCAGCTGATTTGGAATTACAAAATACAGAAAATTTAATCCAAAGGTATAAT